TATCAAAAACGACTTTGTCTACACCATCTATATTTATAAGTTTGCTTCCATCATGCTCTAAGGCTAGTCGAAGTTGTGATATCCTAGCCCCCTCTTCAGTTGGCACAGAGCCTTTACCTTCAATTTTAAAGTTTGCTTGAAAGTCAGACAATAATTTTTGTAAAGTTCTAAACTGTGTAATTGTTACACCGTCAGGGTCAAGCCTACTCAAAGTTTGATAAAACTCTGTGAAGGCTTTCATTGATCCGTCACCAGGAAATCTAAAACCATAACCTTGAGTTCCTGGTTTAGAAGAAATTAAAACATCCTGAAACTCATCAGCTAATCTTTTTACTGTATCTAACTTTATAACTTTTTTGCCATCTAGTTTCTCAGCATACTTTCCAAATGATTTGTATAAAGCGTCTGAAACTTTCATAGTGTCTGTATATTCAGATCTACCTAATTTCAACATGTCACCACCTAATGATGCCATTGTTTGTAGTGGTGCTAAATTATTGAGTGCAGTATCAAAAAACTGTCTGATGCCTTCTTGTGTTCCTTCTCCAGCTCTTCTAAAAGGTGTTCCAACATATGGAAATACACCTAAAACTTTTGAATAACCTTTCCAAAAAGCGCTATTAGTAGCTTGTATGATACCTAATGGCATGCCATATGTTTCTGCTACTTCTAACATTTTTTTGTACTCAGGGTTTTTATTGTCTAAACCAAATAATAATCTACCCACGGCTGGTTTAAATGCACTGACTAGTGGTCCGAGGGCCATGACTCCTCCAGTAAAAACCAAGTTCATATAGGCATCTTTTAAAAATTTAGCGTTTTGTAATTCTCTATCTTCTAGTGGTAAGTCATTAAGGTGTCTAAGTATTTGATTAGTCAATTCATAAACTTGTCCACCCGCTGTTGCGCCCAAGGCATCGGCCCCTAAACCTCTAGCTACTGTCATCGCAACACCAGCTCCTGTAGGTCCACCAAAAGGTGTTCCCAATAAACCAGCGCCACCCATAAAAGCCAATGAACCGATAATTTCTGCTGATGGTTTTGATACTAATTGATCTGGTATGGCTCTATCTAATAAACCTCCAACAAAAGGTATTTTACCAACAGCTTCATTCGCCTGCTTAAAATAATAGTTTGCAGGATCTTTTATCAAAGCCATTCTTTGATTTGTATCGGCAATTTTTTGAGCTAGGACAGAATAATATTGTTTTGTTTGAGTCTGAGGATCGTAAGGTATATCTGATAAAATATTTGCCTGTTCTACACCTTTTAATTTATTTAACTCTTCTATGACTTGCATAGGAGTCGCAGAATCGTCTATGCCATAATATTTTTTTACCTTTGCTATGTCGTTCGCTGTAGGATTAGTAGGATTTTCAAAAAAGAATTTAGCTTCGTTAGGTGTTCCTTTCAATATTGTAACTTGATTTGGAGGTGGTTTAGGCATTATTGAGCTCCTCCAAATAAGTCTTCAGGTTCTAAATTTATTTCAAAGTTTTGATCTTCGTCAACTACACTACCCTCAACTGTTTGAGATGAATCTGGTGCTGGTGGAATTTGCATATCAGATACATCTTCTCCTAAAAATTGTTTAAATTTTAAAACTTGTTCTTGATATTTTTGATCGTCAAAAATGTTTTTACCCTCACCGTATCTACCAGCTTCATATATATCTACTTGTCCTTTTCTTAAAAACTTTAATATTTCGGATAGTTGAGTTCTAACAAAGTCTGGAGATTTGAGACCTTGTAACTCAACAAGAGAAGAAGCTCTTCTAATATCGTCAACGTTTAATCGTCCGGTGGGTTTCAATGATCTTGCTAAAGCATAAATAATTAAGTTTTCTTGCACTTTTAATCTAGCATAGTCTCCATCATATCCTAAACTTGTGTATGTAATTGGATTATAAAGATCATCTATGCTTACTAGTTTTGATACTGTCTTTGTATTACCTAAGTCAAATGGTAGTTTAATATCTCTAGGTGCTTGAAAATTTACCTCTCTAACTAATTCTTCTTCACCCTCAGGTAATTGATAAAATACTTTATCTTTTTCTCTTAATGTTTGTCCTTCCTTAACAAACTGATCACCAAGACCTGGGCTCACAGCATTCATAAATGAGGCAAAGGTTGCTCTTGATTCTTTCTTAAAAAAGTCAACTAAACCCTCAGCTCCAAATCTTGATGGTTGTCCATTTGCTACTGCCTCTGCATCTATATTCAACATCTCTTGGACTATGTCAGCAGCTCTACCTAATGTATTAAAGTCACCTATCTGTTGTGATGCTTGTCCGTAGTTAGGTGCAGATACTGCTTGTGCAGCATCAGCTTGTATACCTTCTAAAGGTGATAAGTAAGCGTTAGGTGGGACCTCGACATCATAAACTGTGTCTTCACCCTCTTTTCTACCCATCATAAATTCGTAAGTGCCTTTCTCTGGATTCCAAACTTTTTTAGTCATCACCACTTGTGTGGTGCCCTCTTCCTCATTAGGTATTGTCATGTTTTGAAAGATTCTGTTTGGATTTTTGTAAAGATCTAAAGCAGCTTGTTCTATCTTGAGCGCCTTATCTATATCAAATTGAGCTAATTTTTTTTGCATGTCCATGTCAAAGGCCATATTTGCCATCATGAACTCATTATCAAAACCCATTTTTTTTAGGAAAAACTCTGACTCTTTTTCCAAAATAGCAGCGTTTTGATCTTGCATGGTTTGTATTGCAAGCTCTTTCATCTTCAAACTATGTTGTAATTCAGCAGCGTCTTCAGCCGTTTCTCTTTGAATGTATTTACCAGTAGCCTGTGCTATTATATCAAATATACCTGCAGCACCCCTGTAAGGTGTTCGTGCATTAATGCTATCTACAAAAACATTTAAGGCTTTGTCAATACCAGGTGTTTTTGGTAAAGGTCCTAGTTTTTCTTGTATACCCTGAAGAGCTTCTTCAAAGGTCACTCTTTTTCCTAATCCTAGTCTTTCTGCAATCGCACTATATTGTTCATCTAAAGCTTGACGCACAGGTAAAAATTGATCTGCATATTTTATGCCCATATTATTATATTCAAAGGTTTCATCTACTGCATTAGATGCAAGTTCAGCAGCAATAAGATTTTTTTCTTCGTAATTTTCTGGTGGAGTTACTTCGTACGTGCCACCCTGCACATCTGGCACTGGGTCGACAGGTCTAACTGGTTCGATGACAAGATCTGTCTTGAACGTGTTTAAGGTATCAAAACCACTTGACATGTTACTATCCTAAAAATTGTCCTAATTGATTAATCCCCGATAATAATGGATTACCCATTTGCGGTTGAAGAAGAGCGCCACCAGACGGTAAAGCTGGGAATCCTCTTACTAATCCTGATTGAAATTGTAATGCTTCAAAAGGTTGAGTAAATCTAGCTAAGTTAGCACGTTGAGCTTGATCAAAAGCACTTTGTTGAGCTTGTTGCTCTGTGATACCCAAACTACTTAATGTTGTTGCTAGGTTTCCTATCGCAGTTGGTTGATTTGCACCAAACTGTCCAAATAATTGTCCAATGCCTCTTTGTTGCTCAGCTCCAGCCAATTGTAATCTTGCAGCATTTTGTTGGGCAGTTCTTTGATCTTCAAAAGCTTTTTGAGCTTGTGTTTGCGCTCTATCAAAACCACCCGCCAAAAGATTTGCTATACCGCTACCAAGCCTATCTTGAAATCCTCTTAGTGCCTCTGCTTCTAATACACCCTCACGATCACCGCCAAAAGCCCCGGCATCAACGGCTTGTGCAGCTCTACCTTGTCTTGATATGTTAAACTGTCTTTGCATTTCTTTTGTAAAATTATCTATGACCTCTCTTTGGAAGGGATTCATAAATGCTTTATAAGATTCAGGATCAAACTGACCCATACTTCCAGCGGTTGTGGTTGCTGCATTAGCAACTGATGTGCCTGCTTGACCTAAAGCACCAACACCTTGACCGAAAAAATCAGGCATAGTAGCTGCTGCATTTGATACTAATTGTGTTGCCTGTCCTACTGCTGGAGATACATTTGCTACTTGTGCTACAGGTACGGGAAACTGTTTGATTCTTTCAGGGCTTGTTAGTGCCTCACCTGCTTTAACAAGATTACCATAA